CCCCTTCGAGATCCTGGTCAAGCCGTACATGCGGCTGGCGGGAGATGATGACGGCGGCGGGGGCGACCTTCCTGAAGGCGCCTTGATGGATTGCAACGGCGTCGTCCTCATGGATAACACCGGCGTCGTGCTTTGTGGAGCATAAAATAACCCTTAACACATACAACAACATGGCAACTACACTGACAATGAACCCGCTGCAGCCCGGTCAGGGCCTGCGGCCAAGCGTAGAACCTATCACCGCCACCTGGGCAACGCTGCTTGCTATCCGCGACGGCGGCAACCTCATCCCTGGGCAGTTCTACCGCATCACCGACTATGTGACGACCTCAATGGCTGCTAATACGCGCTCAGCTGGTCATCCCTTCGACATCATCGTGCGTGCTGACTCTGCCAACGTGCTCAACGAGCAGGCATGGGCTGTCCAGCACAAGGGCGACACCTACTTCAAGGACTCGCGCCTCGAGGCTTGGGAACTGAAGTATAACATCGACAACGTGCAGTGGTCGCAGAAGGTCGGCACGCTCGTCGAGGATGAGAATGATGGCTACACCGCCCTGAGCATCGGCACCGTCGACATCGACGGCGAGACATACATCCTCTGGGACGCTTCAGAGTTCGAGGAGGACTACGGCTTCAACCGCTTTGTCTCGCTGAGCAAGGAGGTGGGCGCAGACCTGCTGCAGTTCGATGCAGAGACAGGTGAGATCGTCGAGGACGGCTACACCACAACCATCGCAGAGGTCATCGGTGAGTACACCGAACCGGGTAAGGGCACCATCACCTGGATGAAGGATGAGTGGGGCAACGAGTGCGACTACGACTTCAAGAACATTCAGTTCAAGCGCTGGAAGGTGACGGATGCCAAAGAGCGCGAGGGACTTGACGAGAAGTACATGGGCGTGCTGAATAATACACCCCAAGATCTGAGCATCGAGAATGAGGAAGACTTCATCTGGGCCTACACGTTCAGCAGTGACAACGCCGGCGGCGAGCAGGCAGACTACTCGCTTGGCGGCCACAGCGTCCATGACAACGTGTTCCCCGGGACAAGCAACAAGGCTCTGAACGACAACGTGATGTTTGGCGAGAACAACTACTGCAACAAGATTGGGTATGATTGCACATACAACTCTTGGGGCAACAGCTGCAGCAGTAACTCTTGGGGCAACAGCTGCTACAACAACTCTTGGGGCAACGACTGCTACAACAACTCTTGGGGCAATTTCTGCCAGGGTAACTCTTGGGGCAACGACTGCAGCAGTAACTCTTGGGGCAACGTCTGCCAGAGTAACTCTTGGGGCAACAACTGCGGCAGTAACTCTTGGGGCAATGGCTGCAATAATAACTCTTGGGGCAACAACTGCTACCGTAACTCTTGGGGCAATGGCTGCAATTATAACTCTTGGGGCAACGACTGCAGCAGTAACTCTTGGGGCAACGGCTGCTCCCGTAACTCTTGGGGCAACAACTGCGGCAGTAACTCTTGGGGCAATGGCTGCAATAATAACTCTTGGGGCAACGAAGTTACGAACTCAACCGTATTCGAAGGCGTTCAATACACCCAGATTACTACGGAGAAAGTGCAGTACGTGCAGGTTCTAAACGGCCTTGCTGGCACGTCTTCCAGCAAGTTGACGCTCGCCTTCGCAGCCCAAAAGACCTACACCCAGGTCGCATGCAAGAACACTTCTGGCACGTTGGTAATATACGTCCCCGGCGATCTCGCATAAGGTAGATGTTTGCCGTATGATGCCATCTGAGTGCATCATACGGCAACTTTTTTTGGCACACTTCGACTCAATATTTTGTGGCTCAAATACTTATGAGTGCCTAAGATTAGTCGCCCCAAAACTAATACACGTTCACAATGGCCGAAAAACAAGAGAAAATACGATACCGTTTGGTGTTCAACAGAAGCGGCCGTCTGAACCGAAAAGGAGAGGGATTGGTGCAGGTCGAATGCCAACAAGGTAGCCGTAGGATATACTTTTCGACTAAGGTCTATCTGGAGCCGCAGCACTGGAGCAACGGCATGGTCGTTGACCATGAACTTGCCAGTGACCTAAACGTAATCCTACGGCGCATGCGCATAGACATTGAACGTGTAGAGCTCGACTTTATGAAGCGCGATGTCCGGGTGACGCTGCCCATGCTGCGAGAGGCTGTAAAGAGCAACACGGCTCCCAGTGCCAGGCTGACAGACTTCGGGCGAGCAGTGATTGAACAGAGCGACAGGCGCGATGTTACCAAGGCAAATTACCGCACACTGATGAACGACATCGACAAATTCCGAAGAGGTGTGCGAGTAGATGAATGCGACTATGCCTTTGTCGAGAAATACGACCTATATTTGAAAGACTGCGGAGTCGGGCACAACACCCGTGTAGGTCGTTTGCGACTTTTGCGCGCGGTCCTGAACGAAGCTGTGAAGCGTGACATGATTGCTCGTAACCCCTTTGACCGTTACAGAGTGGAAGGTATGACCAGTCGTCACGGTTTCCTGAATGATGGCGACATCGGTAAGCTGGAGAAGCTGGGGAACTTAACGACGAGGGAGGCAAGGGTGAGAGACGCTTTCCTTTTTTGTTGTTTTACAGGACTGCGATGGTCGGACTTCAAGGCTCTGCGCCAGGAGAATATCAAGAACGGCTGGATAAGACTCACGATGCAGAAAACAGGGCAGGCGGTAGCCATCCCTTACGCCAAGCTGTTTGAGGGGCGCGCCCTGCGAATGTTGGAGAAATATGGTGGCGACATCAGCGGGATGAACAAGAACGTGCCGACAAACAGCCAGGTAAACTCCACGCTGAAGGACCTACTACGCAAAGCATGTATCAATACCGACTTCCGCGTGACCTTTCACACTTCGCGTCATACCTTCGCCTCTTTGCTGCTTGAGGAAGGAGTGCCCGTGACGACAGTGCAGCGCATGCTTGGCCACACCAAAGTCCAGACAACGCAGATATACGCAGAAGTAACGGAGCGTACCATTGAAAAAGATGTGCGCAGAATGGCTGGTAATACCAGGACGCGTAAACGCCCGAAGGTAGAATAACGTTCACTAATACTCAAAATCATGGCAAGAAGGAAGACAGCAGCAGAGGCTGCACCCATCCAGATTGAGCATGCCACCGTGGAGAGCCTCGGCGGCAAGAAGGTAAAGATCACAGCTGAGCCCGGCTACGTGCTGCGATCGAAGCACACCGGCCACACGTTCCCACAACGCGTGAGCTGCAACCCCGCAGTCTGGGAGGCTGTTAAGTACTAATGGCATACAGCACTGGCATACTACGCGAGCGTGTGCAGATCCTGAACAGGACAGAAGCGCAGGTCGGCAAGTTCGGCATCGACAGCTCCGGCATCGAGTTCGAGCCTGCCGGCACCGTGTGGGCAGAGGTGACATGGGCGAAGGGCAAGCAGGCCATGAATGCCGGTGCGCTGGATGTGTACGGCGTCATCATGGTGCGTATGCGCTACAACACCATCGTGAGTGAGCGCAGCAGGATTGTGCACGACGGCAAGACCTATCAGATCCTCGGCGACACCTTCCATGCCCAGCGCCAGGACAACACCATCCAGTTCCAGGCTCAGCAGGTCGTCAACGACTGACGGCTGGTAATACCAAGGAGCGTTAACGCCCGAAAAGAAAGAAATTATCATGAACAGTTTTTTCGCAAATATGTTCCGCCGACAGCGTGAGAACCCAGTACCGGTGAGCACGCTCAGCAAGACAGCTGAGGTGAGCACTGCCAGCTATCAGGAGCGCATAGCCTACGCGCGAACTCCTGAACAGGCGCTGGTAGTGGCTGCAGTGTACAGGGCTGTCACCTTGCGCGCAGATACGATGTCGGTGATGCCGGTGCAGTACCAGAAGAAAGACTTCGAGGGCGGCAACTTCATCGTCGACATGCGAGGCCTTGGCAAACGCCTGAACTACCTGCTACAGGAAGAGGCGAACCCCATCATGAGTGCCGCCGACCTGTGGAAGCTGGTGGAGATCAACCGCCTCTTCTACGGCAACGCCTTCGTCTACATCGAGCGCGATGAGTTCGACATGCCGTTGCACCTGTGGCTCGTTAAGACTGGCGGCTACGATGTCAACACAGGCCGCTATGTCAGCCTTGTTTATCTCACCGACCGGGGCTACAAGACCGAGGTGGATGTGCCACGCGAAGACGTGCTGCACTTTGCCAACACGTTCAGGTATCAGAACGGCATCTGGGGCATCTCGACGCTACAGTATGCCATAGAGACTCTCTCCCTGAACCGCACCCTGCGCCAGCAGTCCCTCGAGACAGCTGCCAAAGGCGGCCGCGTCAAGCTCATCATCGGTGAGGAGAAGCCCGCCACTGTTCAGGGCACTGTCGCGCTGGGAATGATGCCGAAGGGCGAGATGGACAAGTACGCCAAGGAGCTGCAGGAGAAGATGTACAGCGGCCATGACGTGCTCGCCATCCGGGGGCTTGACAAGGTGCAGCCTATATCGATGACCTCGGCCGAGATGCAGATGTTCGAGCAGATGGGGGCCACAAACGACGACGTTAGTAGGTATTTTGGTGTACCGAGACCTCTCCTGATGCTCGACACCAACAGCCATTACAACGACTACCAGAATGCCACGATGGAGTTTCACACGCGCACCATCCTACCTCAGAAGAATGGCAACGAAAAGGAAATCGCACGCAAGCTCATCGGCTTCAAGGATTACGGCGTGCGCCGCATTCATATCTGCGAGAAGCCGCTGCTCGCCATGGACCCCGAGCGGCAGGCCAAGGTCGACCAGCTGAACCTGCAGACCGGCGCCAAGACTGTCAACGAAATCAGGGCAGAGCATGACATGCCGAGCGTCGAGAAGGGCGACATCGTGTACGTTTCAACCAACCTGGCAGAGCTGGGCAGCAAGAAGCTCAGCGACACCGCCGTCACAGCTCAGCCACAACAACCTGAAGACAATGGCAAGGAAAGCAACCAAGAAGGAGCAGAAGGAGCTGGAGCGTGAGCTCGCAGAGCAGAGGTCATGCAGCATCTTCGGCAAGCGCCGAGTAATCCGCGCGGTAAACCCAGAGCGCAGTAATGCGTGATAAGTAGATAACATTCACCACAATGAAACACACCACTTTCATACCCACAGAAGCATGCGGTCTGACAGTCCGCGAGGCTGAGGATGGACAGCTGAGCCGAGAAATCGAAGGCAAGCCCATAATCTTCGGCGTGCGCTCCGTCAACCTCACACCGTGGAGCGACAGCCGCGAGGTCTACGAGATCCTCGAGCCTGGCTGCATCACCAATGAGCTGCTGCAGCGCTCCGACGTCGTGCTTAACCTGAACCACTCCAACCTGGTGCCGGATGTGCTGGGCCGTTGCCGCAATGGCAAGGGCACCCTTGAGCTCCGGCTCACTGACGACCATGTTGGATGTCGCTGTGAACTGCCGAACACCAACAACGCCAACGACGCCCTGGAGCTGATGAAGCGCGGCGACATCACCGGCATGTCCTTCGCTTTCGAGGATGACTGGGAAGATAGCGAGAATGGTGTCAGCTATGAGCGCGCAGGCGAAGACAACGGCAAGGAGGTATGGCTGCGACACGTTAAACGTATCACCGGCCTTTATGACGTCGCCATCGTGACTCACCCTGCCTATGAGCAGACAGAAGTAGCCCTGCGTGAGCTGAGTGTTCGCGTGAATGCTGCCATCGACGAGCAGATCCAGCGCGAGTCAGGCTCAACTGCTGAAGAACAGAAAGCAGAAGAT